GTTTTGAGCATCCTGTAGGGCGGCTCCGAAAACTCCAAGGAGTCCTTTTTTTTCATCGACTGACTCCTGTTCTTTTCGGAGTGCATCTTCATCAAAATTAAATGGATTCATTTTTCCCCCAATTAAAAGCTTGAGCCGATCCCTCGTCCAATCGCAGCGCCCGTAGTGCCACCGAACGCAGCACCGATCCCAGCACCTACAAGTCCCGTGAGTGCCGATCCACGTCTGCGTCGGCTTTCTCGTTCAGCTGCATTCACTTCATTCGCTTGACGTTCAAGGCCAGCTTGTCTGTCCATTCGACCCATCTGATTGTCATAACGTCTTTGAGACATATCATTGTTGTATCTGCCAGAATTCATTCTCTGTTCAGCGTTGTACTGAGCCGCCTGATTCCGATTGGTCGTGTTCATTTGATTGAACCGATTGATCACATCATTGTTCTGAGAGTTGAATCTTAGGTCTTGATCCCGCTGTGATCCAAGGCCTTGAAGGTACGCTTGTTGGTTGAGTGCCCTTGCCCTTGCGGACGCAGATCCACCTTGATTCGCCATCTCTCGCATTGCGAATTCAAGGCCCGATCCACCGACTCCCCTTGCTCTCGCTGATTCAATCGCTGACTGAGTGCCTTGCTTGGCGATTTGATTCGCTTGCTGTTTCGCTCTCTCGAAAACCGCCATATCCTCTGCGGACTGGCCCTCATCGGCAAGCATTGAAAGTCTTGAAAGAGCGTCAAGCTGCCTTGATCTAAGTGCCGGATCTTCTTTGATGAGCTCATAGTTCATTGTCTCCGGAGTGATTAGCTCTGGAGCAAGGTCTCTCAGCTCTGGATCTGGGACGTTTCCATAGAGCTCTTTCCACCTTTGAAGTCTGCCGGATTCTTCCCCAAACGAACTATCGCCTCCAAAAAGATTTCCAAACATCACGTCCCCCTGTATCCGGACTCGCGTTTTTTCCTATCGCCGTCCATTCCTAAAAAGTCCCGAGCCGCATTGAATCTTTGTCTATCAGACATCCCAACATTCGCGTGTTTTGCATCTTGACCAGCAAGCCAAGAGTTGAGTGTGGGAGCGTACTGATCTTTTCTCCACTGAACGTCGCTCGCTGAGTTTCCAGAGTATCCGGGAGCATAACCAGAAGCACCGGCCGCAAGTTCTGCTGGCGTGAGTCCTCTCCCTCTCGCAACGAGGCCATTCAGCATCGCCCGGTCGGGAGTCGTATAGATTGAATCATTGTTGTAGGCCCGCTCATAGGCTGTTTTTGCGTCATTCACGGCCTGAGTTGACTTTGTATCTGCGTCGTTTCCTTCACCCATGAGATAGTCCCGAAGCGCGTTCTGTCTTGTGCGAAAGTTCTGTTCATTTGAGGATAACTCGTTCGTTACCTCAGACACTCTTGAGTCTCGTTCTTTTTGAAGGTTCGAGAAATCATCAAGCGCCTTTTTCCTTGCCTGTCCAAGAGCCTCATTCGTGACATTCAGCTGAGTTTGAAGCTGGCGTTGACCTTGTGTCAGAGGTGCCTTTGCTTTGTCGGCGTACATGTCACCCATGAATTGATTGAAGGCATTATCATCCTTCATCGTGTCAGCGTATCTCGCGGCCTGATTCCCGATCTGATAGTCAAAGGACTTTGGTCCTTGGTACTGGCCACCAAGAAACGACTTCACTCGACTTTGTTGATTGTTATAAAACTCGGACTGAGGCCCGCTGAAATTGTATTGTTGATAAGCCTTGCCGAAGGTATCCTTCGCATCATCTAGAGCAATGCCCTGGCCTTGAGCTCTTGATTGAGAAATGGTGTTTTGAGCATTCTGATCAAGTGCTGATCTTTCCTTTGAAAACTCAGAGCCTACTTTTTCAGAGACTGCACCAGCTGCACTTGGATCACTCTTATTTGCACCGAGATACGCCTGGATGTTGGTCCAAGATCCTTGCCCGCCAGCACCAACTCCTCCGCCACCGCCGGATTGACCTTGAACTACGTTCGAGGATCCTCCGATGGCTGGCCCTACCGATTGGCCCGACTGGGTTTGATTCTCTTTTTCTTCATCGAGTTTTGATGTGTCTATATATGCCATTTATCACCCCAAAAAGATTGCAAGTCTGATCGTTGCGGTCGTGCCACCAGAAAACTGTGCGGTCACTCCGATGCTTCCGTCTGACTTCTGAGTCCATTTGAATGCTGTGAGAAAAATTTCGCCCGTTGTTAACGGCACGACCCCTCTCACTCGCAGATTCCCGCCGCCGGAGGGGTAGGGATTGATCTCGAGCTCCACGTCATGCGTGAGTTCAAAGTCCGAGACCTTGCTGAGTAAATTATCATCTATCGTGAGACGATTTTGTAGTGCTAATGCGACTTTTTCAATGAATGGATTAAGAGTCTCAAGCAAGTAGTCGGCCCACTTAGGCACTTCGCCACCTTTCGCCAGATCCGCCTTATCAATCCTTCGAATGATCCCAAGCTTCATTTCAAATAGTCCCTGATTGACGACCAATCTTTTTTCTCTTCACCGAGCATTTGCATAGCTCCCGCTCCTAATCCCGCAGCACCAGGGATGAGGTTGACGGGATCGAGCACAAGCCCCATCGCGCTCTTGAGATCGTCTTTCGCGGACTTGTCTTTCGTGAGATCCATTTCATTTGCGAGTTTCTCGTGAGCCTTTCCAAGTGCCGTTTTGTATAGGCTTGCGGCTCCTGAGAGATATTGGAGAGGATCCATTTTCTCTCCCGTTGTCGTGGCACCAGCTCCCGCAAGCACGAGTGGAGATTTCTTGAACCTTGGATCGAATGCTGCGTTGACTGATCTAACTTGATCAGGCTCAAAGACCGCCGCGATGTCTTGTTTGACTCTATTGTTTGGGTCGGCTGGGTCATAAGTTTTTCTGAAAAGGACGCCAGCTTTTCCCTGCTCTTGTGCTTTTGCCATTTCGTCAGCGTAGCTTGTGTCGCGATAGCCTTGGCCATTGTAGTTCTTAACATGGATATTTGATGGATCACCTCTGAGTCGGTAGGCACCAACCTGCTGGCCTTGGGATCCGGCAACATCATTGAGGACTCTTATTTTTTTTGCAAAATCGTCCATTTCTTTTTGCTGTTGCAAAATAAAGTTTTCGCCCTGCTCTATTTTGTTCTTCAAATCAGCAATTCTCTCAGGAACTCGAGGATTTTCCATCTCACTCTTTAGAATGCTTTTAGTATTCAACAGTCTTTCTTTTTGCTTAGAAATGTTTGATGACCTCCACTGTCTTTCAAAATCTAGATCTTTGATTTGATCGTATAAATCATTATGATCGTCTGCCGTCTCCGACAAAAACCTAGTTGTAACGTTGTCACCCTCTCGAATGACTCCTCTCTCACGAGCTAGCTCCGCATAATCGCTTGCTGTAGAAGGATCACTAGCAAAGAAAAAACCTTTTTTTGCAGACTGTGCCCCTGTAGACAGTCCTTTTGCTTCGCTTTTGAACTCTGGAATATCAACAGTGGTCCCGTGAAACCATTTTCTTTTTCCAAAACCCATGTCTGCGGCTCGCTTCGACCTGTCTCCAAACGACTCATCAAGCGCACTTAAATATTCTGCTCGCTCTGGACCTTTCAGCGAAACGGCCAGCTCTGGATTGTCAACGGCTCGCAATACATCGTCGGCGTTGTCGATTTTCGCACCCAAGAATTTTGCAAGTTTCTCAAATTTTCCCATGCTATTTCCCGATCCGATCACTGGTGGATTCGAAGCTAAACGCACATCCAGCGATTGAGAGTTTCTCTCTCGCATTCTTGTGCTTCACCCCTAAGTTCATTCGAACGCAATACTGCTTATTCATCGGCACATAGGTCGGATATCCGGCAGAATCTCCACCGCCTCCCCAAGGGGATGATCCCCACGCGGCTCCCCATCCCGCACTAGGGATCTCAAGTCTCACTTCCTCAGTCTCGTTGTCGAAGTTAGTTCGAAACGTCGCATAGAGTGCTGTTACTGAGTTATTCCCCTCAATATCATCGGCAAGGATCCCGACCGCTCTGACTTGCTTGAGAGTGTCTGGTGCAGACGCACTCCAAGAATTCCACTCAATCTCCATCCCCACATGAGGATACATGGTGGCACTGCCTGTCACCCACGATGATGGTGGCTCGCTTTGAAGGGTCGCACGGTATCCACTTGGGATTGTCGCAATTGACTCAATCGGGATCTCAGTGTCGCCGATTTTGATAACGAATCCCTCCTCTGGTGTGAGATCAGGAGACGTGAACTCAACAGTTGAGCCTGAAATCGTTGAAACTGTGATCGTGACCTCTGGATCAGCGAAATCAGTGTCAGCGAAGTCTTTTCTCTCAACAAAGATCTTTGGGCTAGAGGGCTTTGAGAAATAGTGCTTGTCAGCACTTGGCTCAACAATGGAGGCGTTGAATGCATAGGTGTGCTTCACCCAGGTCTTTGTAAATATATTATAGACCAACGTCTGAGTGGGTGCAGTGTCTGAGGTGGATCCGATGGTTGAAAGAAAGTAACTTCTCTCTGATTCGTATCCAACTCCGTAGGTGTAACTTGCTAGATTTGACGCTTGCAGAAGTGGAGTGAGAATGGGCTCAATCTCTCTTGAGATAACTTGAACACCAGTCTCTGAGATGATCACGATCCCTTGATTGGAGAGCATGAAAACCTGATTCGCAAGGACAGAGACTGAATCCTTTGATTTGCAAAAAACAGTCAAGTCAACCGGCACGATTGAGAATGAGCTAGGAGTTTCGCCCGTGAGTCTGTAGACTCCCTCCTCCTTGATGATGATCGCTGAATCCCTCAAGGCCACAATTCGAAGAATCTCTTTGTTGGAGGGTCCTACAGGGACATAGTTAAGTAGCGGGACGTGCTCAGGCTCTTGAGCCTTCGAGTAAAAAATATAGTTCTTATTTTGCGAGTTCGTTGACGTGGACTTGGTGTTAGTCGCTGGACTCACCGGAGGATTCGGATAGAACATGGCAGAGATTGCCGTGTCTGAACTCTGAATCGTGTAGGCAGCACCACCAACTGATCTCTCCTCGATCATGATTTGACCTGGGAGATCATCTGGACCACTCAAATAATATGCATAGACTGAGGTATTTGAAGCGTACCTATTGATCACCCGCACCAGGGATCTTGCGGTGTTATCGATGTCAGATGCGGTCACGCCCGTCGAGTAGACGAGTGCTTGCGGAGATCCTCCACCAGACACAATTTCGCTAGCTCCAAAGTTATATGTGACACCTGCAAGCGTGATGGTTTTCCCACTAAGAGAGCTCACACCTACCATTGAAAAATAGAGTCTCTGTTTTGTCTCAGTGTTCGCATAGAGCATATATTGGGACTTGTAGAGTGTGATGTCTTTTGCAAGCGGTGGTCTTTCGTTCGCCTGAGTGATTCCTTCTTGAGATGGCGAAGTGTAAAGAGTAGCACCGATCAGTGAATCAGTGATTGAGTCAGTGAAAGTCACATATCCGGTTGAAATATCCGTTGATGTGAGTTCGTACTGATAGACCAGTCCCATCTCATCACCAGACGTGTCACTTGAAGTACCTGACACCTGAGAAGTCCGATAGACCGCGAGAGTGTCACCAGAGATCGCCTCGCTTGGCAGATACATGGTGAGATCAACATTCCTTGAACCACCGGCAGCATTGGTCACCCAAAGACGCTGTGAAGGATAGCCAGTGATGACGTTATTGTTCGCATCTGTTCTACGTAGAACCAGTCTATAAGCGCACTGATAGGAGTTAGCGAGAAATCCACTGCCTCCTGAAAGCACATAGCTTGGATCAAGAGCACGCGGCGCTCCCGCGAGTCTGCCAGCCGTGCCCGTGATGTTTGAAAAAACCTTCACCCCTCCCGATGTGGTGGCGTAGAGGTTTGAAAAAGCCTCAACTGATCTGATCTTGGTGCCACTGGGTGCAGAGTAGGATCCACTGTAGTTCGCGAATGTGCCAGATCCGTTATCATAGGAGAGAGTGGTTGAGTGATGCGCGATCACCCGGTTTGAATATGTGAGAAACTGAGTGATGTTATTTGCTAGAGTCGCGTAGAGTTTGTGTCCTCGCCTGTCCTCGATGATATTCTCTCGCCTGATCATACAGTCTTGAGCCTTTACCAAGGCACCGGGCGCCACCGAGAGCGGAGAGTACTGAGTGACAAGCCCTAGACATTTCGTGATTCTGTCTTGCACACGCTCTCCTATCTAAATACTGAAAGAAGTCCGTTTCTTTGATTCACTTTCTTTGACGATGATTCAGCACGATTCTTGATGAGCTTTAGTGCTGATTTCCGTGACTCATCTAGAAGTCCCTTCGCCATTTGAAGCTTATTCACGTCTCCAAGACTCATAAGGATTCTCACCGCACTCATTTGAGCAAGGATTGGATGAAACTCCTCTGGGATCATTGGAATGTTTGAGAAACCAGTGGCGCAGATATAGTCTCCGACCTGCGGCTCAACTGTGCTCACCACGTTTGACACGTCAGACGTTGCGACTTGAATTGTTGTCGATGTGATCGCAGTGATTGCGATGTTTTCACTCCAAAGAAGGAAAGGACTACTTGCCGAAATCACGTCGATTTTTGAGCCAGCTGAAAGACTCGCTGAAAGATCAGTGTTGACCGTGAATGTCGTGGTCCCTCCGGCAGATGAAACATTCGTGATCTTTGTGGCACTCGAGGTCGCAATGAGCCTATTAGGTTTTGCGTAGTATCCAAACTCCAATGTGCCACTCACTGAGGGAGTTGGGACCAAGACCACTTCATCACCTTCAAAATAGAATCTTGTTGGGACTCCGCCAGACAAATAGTTTCCTTTTTCGTCTGAATCGATCCGTTGAAGCATATATTCGTTTGAGCCAGTGTCGATGAAGGTGAGTGTCTTGATCGCATTCCCGATGGCACGCTTTGGGATCTGGTACCGATTGAGATTCGCTGTCACAGAAGTGGTCTTTGATTGAAGAAAGAAGTCCTCTCTGACTGTCATGATGTCAGAGACAAGTTCTAAAAGTAACTCCTCATCGGCAATAGTGATTAGGTCCGACTCCTCAAAGGTGTTTTGAGAAATCGGAGCCAGTGTCCTCGACTTGATCGATACAATGAGGTCCTCAATCAAGAAACCCATTAGCAGGATCCTTCTGGTTTCTCTTTTTCGCCTGATTCCATTTCAATCTCTAATTTAGCTGACTCACCATCGGATTTTTTGTCGATATCAAGTCCTTCCATGAAAGAAATGAAGGAATCTAGTGCCTTTTCTTTGATTTTCATCTGATCAACCATTTATTCCCCCAGTTTATCCTCGACCTTGATTAGTCGAGATTCGTGATTGCTCCATCGCTCGTCTTGTCGTCGCTCATGTTGATCCATCTTTTCAGTGAGTGACTTGATCGCATCTTTCATTGACTTCATCTCACCTCGCATTTGCCACAAGATAATGAGGCCAACTGTTTTAAAAGATTCGTCGGCCATGAAAAAGTCTTTGAATAGATCAAGATCCATTCGCTCTCCCTAATTAGATATTGGCTCAATGGTTATTACGAAATCAGCGGTTGAGGCATACACTCCGCAATCAGAGTTCCCCTGCTCTTTGTTGGCTCTGATCTCGAAGGTTTTGCTTGCCTGCAAAGAGGAATAGGAAAAGATTCCAGAGATTGACATGCCGTAGTCGAGACCGAGGCTTTCATTCTCACCAAGCCTGCCCATACCGCCGCTTGAAGTTCCATCGTAAATCTCAAACAAGCATCTTTGAGCCCCAGATGTGCTTGCCCCAGCGTAAAAACCAGAATTAGCACTCACCCTATAAGTGCCTGCTTTGATGTTTGAAACGACCATTCCAGGAATCTTTGTCCCTGGAGCTGAGGCCGCTCCCGAGACCGATGCCGTAGGGCAATCAGTATCGGCAGAAAACGCACTCATGCTCGCGGCAGTTGATGACCAACTACAGTTTGTCGTCGCGGCGTACTTCAGAGTTCCCCAAGTCGATGCCTTGCCACTTGCTACGATTTGCCAATTTGTGTTGTCTGACACTATGGCAATCCAATCTCTTTGATAAATTAAAGCGTCAGTGGTTACTCCATCGAGTGTCTCAGATCCGTTGGGATCAATCGTTAAGAGATTCGTATCACTCGTGGTTTTCTTGACTCGAAAGATCTTTCCAGAGTTTCCGACTGCGGTCGGAAGAGTGAGTGTCCACGCTCCTCCAGAGGTGTCAGCAAGAATCACATCATCAGATGTCGTCGCAGTATATGTCGTGGTTTTTGTGGTGACAGAAAGGTTGGTTGAAACGGATCCCCACTCAATCCCCTCAGTCGCTGAACTGTTGGCCTTCAAAAACGTGCCATTCGCGCCAACTCCAAGTCTTGTCACCGTTGCCGAGGCCGTTGCAACCAAGAGATCACCCTTTGTTGTCGCTGTAGACTTGGCAATCTTCGCATCTAGCTGAGTCTGGGCGTCGCTTGTGAGCCCTCCAATATACTGAAACTCAGCACTGGAAACTGATCCGTCAGCAATCTTTGAGGCGTCAATCGCAGCATTTGCCTTAATTTCATTGTTATCGATATTCGAAATTGTATTTGCGTCGGCACTGATCGTCTTATTTGTGAAGGTGTCTGTCGTGGCTCGACCGACCAGTGTATCCGTTGATGTAGGAAGAGTCAGCGTGCCAGTATTTGCGATCTGAGAGATAACCGGAGCAGTGAGAGTCTTATTCGTGAGAGTCTGAGTTGTGTCCACTCCGACAATCGTGAGATTCGCATCGGGCACAGTCAGAGTCCTTGTGGTCCCTGTCGTGATCCCGCTTGCTTCAAACGCAATCTTTTTCGTCGCATCGGAGTTGTCAAAAATAGTTAGAAGTGAGTCCTGAAACGTGGGTCCAGTTGAACTTGAAAGCACCACTCCGTTGTAGGTGAGCTGGTCACTTGAGTTCACAGACAATAGAAGATTCGATGAGTTTCCGTTGTTACGCCATCCGATAGACTCAGCATTTGAAAGCCTGAAAGTCCCTGATCCCGATGGGTTAGAAGATCTAGTTGAGAAATATGCCGATTTTAAACCGTAGCTTGCGCCGAAGTTCACATCGGACGTGAGTGTGAAGGTGCCACCACTGGGCTGTAGAGTGTTTGAGCTAATCGCCTGAATCCAGGCCGTGACATTCGCTCCCCATCCTCGCTCGTTCGTCTGAGGAATGGTGTGATTTGAGCCGTTAACCGTTACAGTCACGGCCGCAGAAGAAAACGAGTGTGAGAAAAACACCACACTCGAAAGAACTAGATTGATCCACGATTTCATAGTTTTTCCTTGATGAAGAGGATCACCGTCCCCGTTGCCGAGTTCACAGAGTTATTCGCGAGATTAAACGTATATGATCCACACAAATAGACAGGTATCTGCGCTCCACTTGCGGTCGGATAGACTTGCTCACTGTTTGAAGTGTGGCGGTTATCTAGAGCGCCTGCGAGAGCGTCAATCGCTGAATCGTCTGGATCAAGTAGTTTGATATCGTAGTTGGACGTAGGTGCGGTGGCTCCCGGATTAGTGAGAGCCTTCACCACATAACCGTAAAGAGAATCAATCGAAGTGTTAGGGACGCTGCCATCTGCCGCGTCCGCCGTCCAGTCGATTGTGATTTTCTCGATGAGGTCACCCTTGTACTTGGTCTTGATCTCGGTCCTAGTGACCGTGACTGTGCCTGCCATGAGTTACCTCCAATTTAAGATGCAGATCCGTAGTAGTTCGTAGAAGTCGTTGCGCCGTCATCGCCACCAGTGCATCGTGCGCCAGAGACTGATCCGTGCGCAGAGATCGCAAGCGTGATCAGGTTTCCTTGCTTTCCAGGATCATCGGCAGTGATTGTCACAACTCCAAGCGCTGAACTTGCGGTGACATAACCATCAATGAGTGCCGTGGCACTTGCGTTGATCGCAGCGGCCAGAGCCGTCGCTGTGTCTGTGTCGCTTGCTCCAACGTTGTACTGATTCCCGGTGGCACCACTTGCCACACAAGTGAAGGCGACTCCGTTGATTGTAACCGTGTCAGTTGCAACGTGAGAAGAAAGAGTCACTGTGCCTGACGCTTTCGCAGCATTCACTCCCAAGACCACTTTCGCTTGACGCATTCCAGACGTGATCGCTTTCATGCCATCGACAAGCTTGATGCCAGAACCAGCGCGATCAGCAGAGTAAAGCACTCTCTCAAGATCGGTCTGAGTTTCTGTGAGTCCGTGAGTGATGATAAGTTTCGAAAAAAGGGCCATGATGCCTCCAAGTGAGAAGGCCCGGGGAGGATTCCCCAGGCCCTAGTTTCAATGAAATTATGTTGAGCTATTTGTGATAGATGACCAGAGGATATTGCATCCCATTTGTTCAGAAAAGATCGCCTGGTGAGTGTACATTCGGCCTTCAACTGCCGCAGTACCTTCAAGGTCAAACCATACTTTTCCGTCTGATCGTCCGGGCATTCCGAATCCAACGTCTACAGAACCAACTCGCTTTGCGAACTGAGGGACGATTCCGAATGCGTGACCGTTCTTCACCATAGGGTGAGCCTTTACAGTTGCAGTGATTCCTGCGAACTTATAAACCACTTCGTCAGCACCGAGCTCGATCTTTCGAACTTCTGTCTTGTCGATGTTTCGAAGCTGATGGATGTCACCGATCAAATCATCAACTGCACCAGTAGATGCGTAGACGTTGATAGGATACATGAGGCCTCGGTTCATCCCTTTAGCTAAGCCCTTTTTGAGAGCCTGAAAGCTAAATGCTCCACTAACAGTGTGAGAAGTTGCCTTCCACAAAGAGTAAGTAGAGTTGGAGATGTTGAAGAGAGTGCCAGAAGTGGACAGCATCGAGTAGAGACCGACCATTTCGTTTCCGTATCCGTCTTTGAAGTACACGATATCATTCGCAGCACATCCTGAAACGGTAGTTGACAGAGTGATCTTTCGATTCTCGATGTCTACAGACACGATTGAAGCTTCGCCTCTCTCTGTGCCAGAAGTGCCGTTCATCACTGACAAAGTTGCGCCTTCAAGACCAGACCAGAGCTGTGGAGCCCAGTCGCTCTCAGCGATCACGATTGAGGGATCACCAGAAGTGTAGGTCTGAACTTTTCCGATTCCGACGTTTCCATAGAGACACATTGCCTCGAGCATCTTTCGCATTGAAAGCTGCATACCTTCCCAGAAGAAAGCTGTCGCAGACTTATAAGCCTGAGGTCCCGCAGTTGCGGCCTTTGACAAATCTTCGTATGGGAGTTGGTCTTGGAGGACCAATTGGTATCCGTAGACCTTTGCTTTTTTCTGAGCACCAGCAACTGCACCGGCCAGAGTGAACGCACCGGCAGTGCCATCACCTTTCGCTCGTGTGAATCCACCAGGGAGAGCAAGTCGAACAGGTTGCTCGAAAAAATCTCCAAGCTTGTTGCCCTCTGCGAAGGGAATGTCATGTTGAATTTTTGCCAAGTTCGGCACGAGCGTTGGAGGCGCGTCACCGAAAGCCACTTTGTTTAATGCACTAAAATCCTGTGCTGCCATTTTGAAAACTCCTTATTGAGTCCCAGCATTCAGCACTGAAACGATTTAATTTTTTGAGTCCAGGTGCTAGTTGCGAGCGAGCATGATCTGGATTTAGATTTTGATTCCTTGTGATCGAAGGTGTTCACGGTATTCGATCTCATTTAATGGTCTAGCTTGCTTTGGTTGGCTTGCGGACTTATCCGGGCCTTGATTCTTGAACATCTCAGAGGCGGCTTTTCCCGTTACTCTTTCGATCTCGGCATCTCGTATTTTTGCCACTATGTCTTTCCCGAAGAAATCATGGATAGCTTTCGCGTCCATGCTTGAGATTGTTGACTTTGTGGCTCCGAGAAACCTCTCCTTGACTCTAAGTGCGGCGTCCTTAGGTGTCAAGTCCTCACCCCGTGAAAGAGCACCCTTCATCATAAAGGCCACCTGAGCACCAAAAAAGGGATCCTTAGGAAGCCCTGACTCTTTCCATGCCTCAAGGATCTCACTCTCTAGTTTCTGCGATTCTTGCGAAAGCATCTCTTGCTCTCGCTTCGATAACTCTTGATCCTCAATCTCTTTGTCGCGCCGCTCTCTTTCTGAAAGTTTCGCCTCAAGCTCTCGAAGTCTTTTTTGCTCTGGACTCATGTGCATTAGTTCGTATTCTTCGGCAAGTACCGTCTCAGCGAACTCTTTCACATCCATTCCAGTCATTTCAAAGATCTTTTTTGGGTTTGTTTTTAGAATCTCAAAAAGCTGTTTCTCTTGAGACTGATATTTCTTTTCAATCTCAGCGGCCTTTTTCATTTTCTCATAGGATGCACTCTCAAGCTGACTTAGTTTGATGGCTTCTTTGAGAGGACGCTTCACTTCTTTCCCGTTCACTTTGAGTGTGACCAGTGCTTCCATGTCAGCGTCGGTGAGCTCTCGTTGTGCTTTCTCTGCGGGAGTTTCCTTCTCTGATCCACCGACTTGATCATAGTTGCCGGTGAGCTCGTTGAATCTCCCCTTGCCTTGTGCTCCCTGCTGCTGGCCCGCTGATCCTTGATCGGATTGACCAGATTGCTCCATTCCAGTTGATTGACCTTCCATTTTTCCTCCTAAGTTTAGACTGCGAACTGTTCAGTTGGTGCATTCTCAATCGGCGCTGGCGGTGGAGCCTCGGGCACTCCCTCAGGTCCTGGTGGCATCCCTTGATCCATGGGAGGTCCCATCTGAGGTGGAGGCATCGGAGGCGGTGGCTCACCACTGATCATTCCCCAGAATGGAGTTTGAGTGGAGTGAAGCATCTCATGCTCTTGAATGTGCATAGTGACAGTTTCAATGATTGAAAGAGCCATCTCATCGCCTTGAGCCGCAAGATTCCTAAGCATCGGATCATTGATGACACACTTGTGTTCTTTCGCGTGCAGTAGGTGACTATCACCAACGATTGCTCTAACTGGTGAGCCATCCATCATTGATTCGTTTTCTTTTCTGATTAGCTCTAGCTCTGATTCCTCATGCTCAAGGACTGAATCAATCTGCCCAGTCATCACGACTTGGATGTATTCCTTCGCATCGATCATGTTTCTCTCAATGAACTTATCAGCCATTTCGATTCGGCCAGCGACTGTCCGAGAGAGAGGATTCCCAAGATCCACGACCACGCGATCAATCTTTGAGATGTTTTCGCCAGTGTAGGACGCCATGGCACCCTTGTTGTGCTTTCCAGAGATGGAGGCTAGCCTCTCAGTCCTTGCGTTGTGCTTGATGAGTTTAAGCAAAAATGAGCCGGTGTCCTCGAGCAAGTATGCCCAGGCTTTTTGAAAGTTTGAGTTAAACTGAACCGCCATGGCTTGCAATCGTCCAAGTGCCACACCGGATTTAAGGTTCTGATCAGGATCACCGGTGACAACTGAGTTGAGTCCCATGAGTTTCTGCATGGCTCCCTCAATGCCTTCTGTATTCTTGAAGATCTCAGCTGGTGTCGCAGTCAATTGCAGTGGTTTTGGCTCACTCCCAGGAGGGCCACCCTTAAGGAGTGCCAATCCTTTTCCGAGTTGCTGAGTGGATAACTCACACCCATCGGGGATCCAGATTGCTTGAACTCCGAAGGCTTGCTGGTTATTAAACGGAATATTGTAGAGCACGTTGATCACTTGTTGAAGCAAGATCACGTCAAAGCTTTCAGAGTACCCTTCACTTGTATCAAACATCTCACCAGGAGTGATTCTGAATACTGGGAGCATCTGAGTGTATGGCTCACTAGGTGCTGGCCCATCCTCAAGAGCAATCCTGCCGTTCAAAAATATAGTCATCCGTCCAGTTGGGACAGCATCGGTGCCCTTGTGAAAGAACTTATAAACTGGGATCAAATCGTCTGAGGTGTCTGATCCAATGTAGTCAATGAGCCCCTTCGCCATTCGACCATTCAAGATGGTGTTTAGATCGTCTGATCCATCAAGCTTCACGAATTGATCCGCTTTGTCTGGATGCCGTGCTGCGAGATCCCACTTAGATTCGTAGGTCCGAACGATCACCCAATTTGCTTTCGTCCAGTCTTTGAGTTTCACATCATAGATCACATCCCAAGGGCTTTTTGCCTCAATTGAAATGTCACCCTCTCTCACGGGAGATGAAATCCCTAGCTCATCACTGACAGCTGGCATCTGGGTTTTCCCTAGGTGCTTATCCCAACTTTCATAGATGAAGGCTTTCCCGAACACCAGTGCTCGCTCGGCAGCTGAGTCCATATATCTAGCCATTCGTTTCTCAGTCATGTAGGTCTCAATGATGTTTCCTGCAAGTCTCGCCTGCTGTAAACTCTCAAGGTCTGAGTTGATAGCTCGTGGCTCAAAGCTTGGACGCTGACTTGTCGTCATCGCTAGAACGTGTTTGATGAGATTTCGGTAGTGATTCACTCCGAATGCGGTGAGCTCCCCAACTTCGCCAGCCTCTGACAACGAGCTCTCACCAAGCCCGCTCTCCCCCATGTGTCTACCAAAGTAGAGATCAAAGCACTTGGCCCACTTGGTCGCCCATCCCGTGCGCTCCGCGAAATTGTTGAATGTCTCTACTCTCTTGACTAACTCATCAACGAGCTCGCCTGTTTCTTTCGTTGCAAAATACTTATCCATTATTTTTTCCTTCCAAAAAGATTTGTGAGTGCTTTGTCTGTAGGGTCTTTCGTTTCTTTCATTTCTTTCGTGATGAAGTGAGTTTCTCGGTGCTTTCCTTCAAGTGCTGGCCATGGATTGATCTTTCGATCCACTGTGCGATTGAGATAGATGAGTGCTGCGATTGCGTCTAGGTGGCCAAGTCCTTCTGTGCGCTCGAAATCAGTGTGGCGCTCGTCTTTCCAGATGCCGACCTTGAGCTGCCGATTGAGTTGCTTGCATTTCTCTTTGATCTTGATTCGACCAGCACCCATCTCGACTCTGAGATCGTGAATTGCGGCGGTCTTATCGTCTTTTTGAGGCATCTGAACGGGCCACTTGTGATCAACAAAGATATCGTAGATAAGTTGTTTTGGAGCATCGTAGACTCTGCGTTTTGGTTTAATCTCTCCCCAAAGACTTGTCTCTTTAGGCTTCGCAAGGTCCACGATCTCTTTCGTGGTCTTTCCGTTCACGACGATTTCGTCCTCAATCACGAGCTCGTCTTTCAAAAAGTCGTAGTACGCAAATAGAAGTGCCGTGTTGTCGTCAGCTCCACTGTCACCACCGACCCAGGCCGTGAAATGCGCTGGGCGCTCGTAGTCATCACTCACCATATTCCGATCTTCACGGTATTCTGGAATGATGAGCATCTCTGGATCAGAGACATCCTCGCAAAGCCTCTCTCGTCTGTAGGATGTGGACTCAACGCCACCGCACTCGTCGATGATTTCTTGGAGTTCTTCTGGACCAAGTGCCTCGTTGTCTAGAATGGTCTTTGAGATGAATCGATTTTTCCTTTTTGCGATCTCTCGTTCTTCGTAATACTTGTGGCCAAGATCCCTCGGAGGAGTGGAGGCCTTAATTAAGTGACGGCCTTCTTGATTCTCAAGCTGCGGGAATAGACACTCTCGCACCGTGTACTCTGGTTCTGCCCAGAACCCATACTCGTCACAAATTATGATGTTCGCAGCTGGTCCCCGAGCCGATTCCCCTCTGTCCTCATTGACTCCTCGGATATACATCTTTGATCCATTCGGATGAACGAACACAGAGTCAGTCACTTGATAGCGCATCTTTAAATGCTCTGGACAGGTGGCCTGCATCTTTTCCATTTCAGCTAAGAGCACCTCACGGGCCTGGGACTTGAAAGGAAAACACCACCGGCAGATCCATCCCGCATTTTGCCTTAATTGCTCTTGAACGAACGCAAGGATTGACGTGGTTTTCCCGAATCGCCGTGCTGCCTGGATGAACGGAAACGTCTCCTCCATGAGAAGGATATAAATATCGATCTGTGATGGTCTTAAATACCAATTCGCGATGATTCCTGCCTCCCAGTGTTCATCAAGATTTAGATTTAGGCTTTGCTCGTTCATCTCTGATCTTTTTCGCTGATTCGATGAGGTCTTTTTTAGATGCCACGATCTTTTTTGCAGTTGTGATCTCAAGTGATGTCTCGGCTTCAACCTTGTCACGCCATCCGAAACAGTTCTTCATGAAGAATATCCAAGGGACCACCATGAAATTCGGGATCTCTCCACTCATGGCCTTGATTCCAAGGTCAATGTGGAAAAGTCTTGCGTGCTCCCTTGAAATCTCTTTTGATTCTGCGAATTCTGGATGTTTCTCGATCCAGTTGTAGAGAGTTCGCCTTGTCACTCCCACTCGGCCAGCGAAAGACTCAAAGGGATGTCCCATTTTTCCGTGATCCACCAGTCTTTGACAGTATTCTGGCTTGTAGCTCACCCGAGGATTCCTTTTTTAAGGACAATCGCATCGATCTTGTCTTTGATTTGCTTCATCTGCGCTCGCATCTCATCGAGTTCGAGCTCTTTCTTCCGGTCGACCCAGGATTGAAAGCCAAGAAATGCAAGGACTGACATGAATCCCAGAACGATTTGGGTAGATTGTGGATAAATGGCGAGAAGTAGTGCGAATGCACTTAGGAAAATGAACGCCACTTGGTCTCGGTAGTTCACTTGGAGCCTTTCTGTGAGTGGCAGGGAGGGAATCATGGGCGCTGAATGAACTCCCATTATCCCTTGATCGATTGCCAATCGACCGACCTCGCAAATCCCCTGCCCTCAAAGGTTTCACAGAACTCTTGACTGACCAAACCTAGAATAAAAATATGTTTAACATAGGTAGAGCGATATATTTTAATTAGGGAGATGCAAGATATGAATAGCATTCCACGACGAAGCCGAAGCGAAGACAGAGGTCAGATCAATGTCACCCTCCCAAGAGAGATCGTTGAGATCTATTTCATGGGAAAAGGTAACGGATGGGACACGTCTAAGATAATTAAGGACGCAATCATTCAGGCCCTCAACGAGGTGAGAGTGATTCTTGAAAAGCCAGCAGGAAAACCTAAGTGACCTTGGATTTCACGGCTCTCATCTTGTAGGTTTTGATTAAGAATTTCGAGAGACCATCGGCGATCACATCCTCAAGGTCCTCGCCAAGCCTCCGGCTCGCTCCAATCTCCCAAAGAACCGCGTGAATGAGCTCATGAATGAAGGCCTGCTGTTTTGATTCCCTAGTTTGAAACTGACATATCTCAATCGTTTTCTCTGTCACATCACAGAGGCCATCGCAGAGATTCCCCTCATCGTCCATGACCTTCGGAGACTGGATCACAATATATGTGGTGCCCATGATCTCGATTGATCCAGGCACTTTGATTGAGCCATTCTCAGACGAGTTTACCTGTCCAGCGTCCGTCTTTTTTGAGGACCATCGGCTCGAGTTTCGGGTGGCCATTGATGATAACTCCTGTCCCAACGATGGGACGATTCTTGTTTATTTTATTATATGCGAACGCAAGTGACTTATCCTCAATCAGGCAACTCAGTTGCATCGCCCAGTAGAGCCCTATGGGATTAGCCCAGTAGTTGATTGAAAACTTCTCGTGAAAGTGTGACTGAACCACACACATCCCCATCGACTGCGAAAGACCAAGAATGTTCGAGCTCTTTCCGTGGCAAAAATAGATTGGCGGGCAATTGTCGTGAGAGACAACTAGATCCATGTGCCATTTCCAACCTTTCGGCGACTCAATTTGTTGTGGATAGGGCTTCATCATGTGCTTGGACATCCCGGAAAACTTAGCTCTCCGGTATCCAAGTGATCCGTGATTTGATTCTAGCACCTCGCACTTTGGGAATAGATCATAGATTGGCTTTAGTCTCCCAATCGCAGTCTTGATTTCATCGCCATGCCCTAGGAGATCTGGATCAACGCCATGAAAGTTGAGCCCATGATGATCGGCCTCATCTCCCATGCAGACGATGAGGTCCGGAGAATATTTCTGTGATAGGGCTTTAAGGAAGGCCACGCTATCCGCGTGTCCGTATGGAGCATGGAGGTCGGAGATACAAAGAGTCACCTTCGATTTTCTCACACTCCAATGATCCGAGTGTTTCTAGTAAAATTGAAAGAACAATTCAACCGCTCTGGACGTTCTATTTTTTTAATATGTTATACCTATTTTAATGATCTGGTTAGCCTTCAAAAATCGGGAGGGACGATGGGACGAGTTGAGGCCGATTTCTTGAGTGGGACCGATACATCACTGACGACTGACTGGACTAGTGGTGATCCTAGAGGCCACGACTTCATCACTGGATCTCTATTCGTTAAGATGACAGGGACTCCCGCTGGCACTCTGAAAGTGCAATGCACGAATGATGGGACCAACTGGGTCGATCACGACACTCTCACGACCACGGTCACAACTGCCGGAGACTTCATTTTCAATATCTCAAAAAAGGGATGGCGACAAACGAGAGTCTATTTCGCAAGGACATCCGGGACTTATTCTGTCACGGTCGCAAAATCCAACTGGATCACTGAATCACGATAGGAGATTGTCATGGGATTTGTATCTGACGAATCAAGTGGTGGTGGATCTGGTATTGATCCCGCAACGATCACAGCGAAAGGTGACCTGATCGCCGGGACTGGTTCAGGCACCTATGACAATCTCGCTGTTGGAACGAATAACTATGTGCTCACTGCTGACAGTGCTCAAACCACTGGGATCAAGTGGGCTGCTGTTTCTGCTGTTGATCCCGCTGTCATCACGGCGAAGGGTGACCTCATTGCTGGCACAGGATCTGGGACCTATGATAATGTCGCTGTAGGGACAGACGGTTATTTGCTACAAGCTGACTCTACTGCTGCTGCTGGAGTGAGTTACATCCAAGCGACAAATACTCTAGTTAATTCAACAATTGTGAAGCGTGATTCTTCTGGACGAATCCGAGTGACAGATGTTCAGGACACTGCTGGGCAACGGATATGGAGATGCGATACAGCCGCCGCTTATTCAAACGCAGGACTCCTCATGATCGATATGTCAGGAGCAAAACCAGTGCTATGGCAAGGGTTCTCATTCGCGAACTCCTCTCTTTCTCCTGCCGTCACTCTGTCAACTAAATCAGGTGGCACCACTCAGACCTACACTTGGCCCACAACTGCTGCATTCGCAAATGCCACGTTTTGCATTTCAAACACAACAAGTGAGCTTCAGTGGTTCGGAGCAAGGGCACCGATCACTTCAAAGACAACTGCTTACACTGCGACTGAAAGTGATGGGACTATTCTTTGCGACACTACAAGTGCAGGCTTCACAGTCACTCTCCCCGCTGCATCCGGCAAGGCTGGGATGATGCTTTATATTAAGAAGATCTCAAGTGACGGGAACACTCTCACCGTTGACGGGAATGCTAGTGAGACAATCGATGGAGCCACA